ACCTACGACTTGGACTCCACCATCTAACTTAGATGCACCACCTGCGCCAGACGGATTCAGGCACAGATGGATACGAACTGAAGTTTTAGGATTTGACGATACTAAAAACATGTCAGGTAAAATGAGATCCGGATGGGAATTGGTGAGAGCCGATGAATATCCAGACTCAGAGTATCCACAACTGAAAGACGGCAAATACGCAGGAGTGATCGGAGTTGGAGGCCTTGTGTTGGCAAGGATACCAGAAGAGATCGCAAAATCTCGTGAACAATATTTCAGACAACAAACTGAAGCACGAGACGAAGCAATAAACAACGATCTTATGAAGGAGCAACACTCAAGTATGCCGATCAATAGTGAGAGGCAGAGTCGTGTAACTTTTGGTGGTACAAAGAAATAATTTCTTTGTGATATCAAGTTCGCGATATTAATAACTAAAACTAAGGAGAACCATTATGGCAACTAACCAAGACGCAGCTTTCGGATTGAGAGCTATTGGAAAAGTGGGTCAGAATAGAGACAACCAAGGTTTAAGTGAATATAATATCGCAGCAAGTGCAACTGCAATTTACCAAAACGATCCAGTAGAAATGTTAAATACTGGAACGATTGGTGTCGCAGCAGCAGGTGATGCTTTATTAGGTTCATTAAACGGTGTTTTCTATACTGATGCATCAACAAGCAAGCCTACGTTCGCTAACCATTTAGAAGCTTCTAACACAGCTACTGATATTGTTGGCTTCGTAGCCGATGACCCTTACGAAAGATTTGAAATACAAGTAAACAGTACGTTTGCTGTAACTTCAACTTTCTTAAACGGAGACATTGTATACGCAGCTGGAGCTACGCCAAACTACATTTCAAAAGTGGAGTTGAACAACGCTACAGTAACAACATCAACAGCCCAAATAAGAGTCATTGGTGTGACTAAAGATATTGAAAACAACAATAAAGATAGCTCGACTATATATTCAGCTAACGTAAATGTTGTTGGAGTTATCAACGAGCACCAACTTAAGGGTACAACCGGAGTATAATGGAGGATAACTATGGCAATAAGTAGAGGACAACTAGTTAAAGAACTAGAACCAGGTTTGAATGCATTATTCGGCTTGGAATATAAAAGATATGAAAATCAGCATGCTGAAATTTTCGACACAGAAAACAGTGACAGAGCTTTTGAAGAAGAAGTAATGTTATCTGGTTTCGCGAATGCTCAAGTAAAACCAGAAGGATCTGGCGTAACTTTTGACAACGCACAAGAAACTTTCACTGCTAGATACACGCACGAGACAGTAGCTCTTGCGTTCGCAATCACTGAAGAAGCGATTGAGGACAATTTGTATGACAGACTTGCGTCTAGATATACAAAAGCATTAGCTAGATCGATGGCAAACACTAAGCAAGTAAAAGCTGCAAACGTATTAAACAATGCGTTTGATTCTGCATTTGCTGGTGGTGATGGTAAGGAGCTTTGTGCTACTGACCACCCAACGATAGCTGGAACTTTCTCAAATGAATTAGCGACATCAGCTGATCTTAACGAAACATCGTTAGAGCAGTCTTTAATTGATATCGCAGCGTTCACTGATGAGAGAGGTCTTAAAATTGCAGCAAGAGGAGTAAAAATGATTATTCCTTCTGAGCTTCAATTTACTGCTGAAAGATTGATGAAATCTGTAGGTAGAGTTGGAACAGCTGACAATGATATTAACGCAGTAGTATCAATGGGGATGGTTCCTCAAGGTTATGTAGTGAACAACTACTTAACTGACACTGATGCGTTCTTCATCAAAACAGACGTACCTAACGGTATGAAAATGTTTGTTAGAAGTCCAATCAAGACAGCTATGGAAGGTGACTTCGATACTGGTAACGTTAGATACAAAGCTAGAGAGAGATATTCTTTCGGATTCTCAGACCCTAGAGGTATCTTCGGTTCACCTGGTGCGTAATCACTAGATTAACTGAATAATTAAGGGCGGCTCTTGTAGCCGCCCTTTTTTTATGGTATAAAGAAATAGAATGAAAATAGAGAAAGAAGTAATAGGAAAAATACAAAAAGACTATTTATTTTTGGTTGGTAAAGTAAAAATAAATGCTGAATATTTTATAGATAAAATAAAAGAAGATATTAAATCTTCTAAAAATAACTACGCTACAAATGTTGTTGGTCTTATGACTGATTGGCGATATTTTTGTTCTGACAAAGAATTTATGAAAATAATTTATCCTGTTTTAGATAAAGTTGATAAACATAAATTTATAAGACCTTATGAATTAAGTCTTGCTTGGGGTATAGCAGAAGGCTTTGGTGGTAGAACAATAGAACACGCTCACACACCATCTGTAATTTCAGGAGTTTTGTATTTAAATGATCATCACCAAGATTTAATATTTCCTGATATAAACGAAAAAATTACACCGGAAGAAGGTAAAATTGTTATGTTTTCTTCAGAATTAAAGCATAGTTGTGACAGAAATATTACAGAAAAAGTAAAATATGCCATAGCATTTAATTTTAATGAGGTCTTTCAATACTAATTAAATTTTGATATACCATACAAACCCATGAAAAATTTCCGAGTACAAATCAGAGCATACGGCTACTACGCTGACTTCAATCTTTTGTCAGAAGATGAGGACAAAGCTTTTGAAGATGCACTAGTTGACAAGCTAGGAAAAAATGATATTGTATGGGAAAAAGATGGATTTATTAGTAAATCTAAAATGTGGTTAACCTATGAGGAGGTTATAAATGACACACGTTCAAGAACTCTACACAAAGAAGAGAGGACTGGAACTTGAGTGGTCGCAGCACTATAATCAAGAGAAAAGATATACTCTTGATATGGTGAGAATTGATGACAGAATTAGACAAGTCATCAGTCACATCAAATTAGCTGAAGCACAAGTTGCTCAACAGACTAATAAGATAGAAGACGCTGCACCTGACGTATCTGTAGCTACGTAACACAAAAAACGCTACATCGCTGAAATCGCACTTTCTTATAAGGTTCTCTTGCACTCTATTAAAATCTGCTATATATCTAAATCACTATACAATTAATTAGAACATAGACGCGTATAGTCGACGGCCTAGAGACTATGTTCGGAAAATTAGGAGGATAAAGATTATGGCAAACACTACATTTAAAGGACCAGTAACTTCCCTTAACGGATTTATTGGTGGCCCAAATGTAAACGCAGGAGACACTCAACAAGGTGGAAAAACTCCTTACACTGTAACAGATGCTAATACTATTAGTGACGGAACTAATACTTTAGAAGCAGCTGATAACCAAGGTGTATTAGTTTACGTACAAGATGGTGCTGCAGGTGCAGCTGTGTATGCTTTTTCAGATGGTACAAACTGGAAAAGAGTTGATACACTTGCGAATATTTCTGATTCGTAATAAATAATAATGTGGGTGAGAAACTTCGAGACTTTTTGATCTTGATACTCACCCACGCCAATAAGGAGAAAAAAATATGTCAATGCAAGGTGATGTAAAAGCAGTACAAGTAACAACAGTAGGATCTGTGTTTGGTGGTAGAACTAGATTAAGAGGATTAGTTCTTTCTAATACTACAACTACAACAACTACAGGATCTGTAAGTTTTAGTGATCAGGATGCAGTTCAGTTTACAGCTGAAGTTCCTCCAGGTGATGTTTTTTCTTTCAACTTTCCTTCTGATGGAATTTTGTTTAAAGGATTTATTACTTGTAACGCAATAGCAAGTTCTAAGTGTACTGTATTAATAGATAAATAGGAGGGTAGATGGCTAACACTACTTCCGGTACAACAGTATTTGATAAAAATTTTTCAATTGATGAAATCATTGAAGAATCTTATGAAAGAATTGGTTTAGAACCAAACGCTGGTTATGATTTAAAATCAGCTAGAAGATCTCTTAACATATTATTTCAAGAGTGGAGTAATAGAGGACTTCATTATTGGGAAGTAGCAAATAACTCAATTACATTAGTTGATGGTCAAGCAGAATACACAATGTTTAGATCAACAAGTGATGGCACGTCTGATGCTACAGCTGTGTATGGAGTTGATGATGTTTTAGAAGCTGTTTACAGAAATTCTTCAAACGTAGATACACCTCTTACAAAAATAAATAGATCAACATATCAAGGTCTTTCTAATAAAACATCTGAAGGAACACCTTCACAATATTTTGTACAAAGATTTATAGACAAAGTTACAATCACTTTATATTTAACTCCAGGTTCAACAGAAGCTGGTAATACAATTAATTATTATTATGTAAAAAGAATTCAAGATGTAGGTGATTATACGAACGCAACAGATGTACCTTATCGTTTTGTTCCATGTATGTGTGCTGGTTTAGCTTACTATCTTTCTCAAAAGAAAGCACCACAAAGAACACAAGAATTAAAATTGTTATATGAGGATGAATTACAAAGAGCTTTACAAGAAGATGGTTCTTCATCTAGTTCTTACATAACACCAAAAACTTATTATCCAAATGTCTAATTTTTCAAAAGGTAAATATGCAAAATTTATATCTGATAGATCAGGTATGGAATTTCCATATACTGAAATGGTTAGAGAATGGAATGGTTCTAGAGTTCATGTATCAGAATTTGAACCTAAACAGCCACAATTACAACCAAGAGCTCACGGAGCAGATCCTGAAGGTTTACAAAATGCAAAACCTGATAGAACAGAACCAGCTGTAGCTAGTATGCTACCTAGTAATCCAATAAGTACAACAGCAAATTCTTCAACTATATCAATATCGGAACCTAATAATGGAAGAGCTCTAAATGATATAATAGAACTTAGAAATGTAGACGGATCACCAGGAGGACTAGCTTTTACGGTATATGAAACTTCTTTTATTATTACTTCAGTAACAACAAACAGTTTTACCTTTAATTTAAATACAACAACTGCTATAACTGAAAAAGCAGGAGGATCGGTTGTAACAGCAGGACCAGTAACATTAACACCATGACATACGCAGAACTATTAGCAAAAATAAGAAATTACACAGAAGTTGATTCTAATGTGTTTACAGATTCTATATTAGATGGATTTATTTTAGATGCTGAAGAAAGAATTTTTAGAGATTCTGACTCTGATAATAATAGAAAATATGCTACAGCTACAATTGTTGCAGGTCAAAGATATGTAAATACTCCTGACGTAGGAAACACAGAAACAGCTGTTATTAGATCAATTCAAATCGTAAACTCAGATGGCGTAGGGCAGTCTACAAATAGATCTTTTGTAGAATATAGAGATACAAGCTTTATATCAGAGTTTAATCCAACAGAAGCCCAAGGTGTACCAAAATACTATGGTTATTGGGATGATAATGAAATAGTTATAGCTCCTACACCCAATGCAAATTATACCATGCAGATAAATTATATCTTGAAACCAACTGGATTATCGGCTACTAATACGACTACATATTTAAGTACGAATTTTCCCAACGGACTTTTATATGCATCCCTTGTAGAAGCCTTTGGCTTTCTTAAAGGACCGGCTGATATGATTCAATTTTATGAACAAAAATATCAGAATGCGTTACAAGGATTTAACATAGAACAAATGGGCAGAAGAAGACGTGATGAATACCAAAGCGGATCGCCACGTTATTCGAAACAAGGTTAAAAGTTAAAGGAGTAAAAATATGGCAATAACACAAGCGGTTTGTAATTCATTCAAGAAGGAACTGTTAGAAGGAGATCACGAATTCCAATTTACTGGAGGTGATACTTTCAAACTTGCTCTTTTTGTTTCTACTGCTACATTGAATTCATCAACTACAGGGTATTCTACTTCAGGTGAAGTTAGTAACTCAGGTCAATATACTGCAGGTGGTGGAACTCTAGTAAAACCAAATCCAAGTACTTCAGTTGCATCAGGTGTTGCAATTGTTGACTTTAATGATTTGTCTTTCACTGGAGTAACAATTACAGCTAGAGGCGCTTTAATCTACAACACAACAATGGGTGGTGGTTCAAATACTACTGACGCTGTTGCAGTTTTAGATTTTGGAGCAGACAAAACAGCAACTTCGGGAACATTCACAATTCAATTTCCGGCTTTCACAACAGCAGCAGCGATTCTAAGAATTGGTAACGCGTAATAGGAGGAACCTATTATGGCCAATACTTGGGGCACGTTAAGTTGGAATACTGGTTCATGGGGTCAACAGAATGATATTTCTGTTACCTTAACTGGACAACAGTTAAGTAGTGCCCAAGGAAATGTTGGTACATCAACTGAAATTAATTCAGGTTGGGGTAGATTAACTTTTGGTGAAAATGCTTGGGGTATTTCAGGCGATTTATTAGTTACAGGTATTGGTTTAGAAGCTGGCCTTGGAACAGGCTCAGTTGTTATTGATGTTCAAAACGCAATCAATGGTCAACAACTAAATATAGCTCAAGGAACAATAACAGCAGAAGGATTAGCAGAAGTTGATTTAACAGGTTTAGGTTTAACAGCTCAAGAAGGAACAGTGGATCCTGGTCCTGATGTTGTATTAAGTGGTGTAACTTTAGGAGTTGCAGCTGGAAATGCAGATGGATTTAACGAAGAAGGTTGGGGTAGAACTCAATGGGGAGAAGAAGCATGGGGTGCTTCAGGTATTTGGGCACAAGCTCCTGTTACTGGAATTGGGTTAACAGCTAATCTTGGTTCTGTTGTTGCAACACCAAATACTTTAATTAATTTAACTGGAATTGGATTAGAAATAGAAGAGGGAATATTAGATCCTTCACCTGATGCTACAGTTACAGGTATTGGTTTAAATGTAGGTCTTGGTATAGGAACAGTTACAGCAGGCGCTGATATTCAGGCTACAGGAAATGGATTAGAAATAGCTCAAGGAACAGCTGTTTTAGATGCAAATACTTTAGTAGATTTAACTGGACAAGGACTAGAAGTTGGGTTAAGAAATGCTGTAGCAGGTGCTTCTGCACTTGTTTTACCTACTGGGTCAGCAATGGCTATTTCATTAGGAAATGAAAATGTTCAATCTTGGCAACCAGTAGATACCGGAACAGAAGCTTCTTGGATAGAAGTTGACACCGCCGCTTAAATTTTATAAATTAAACAAATAAGGAATTTAAAATATGCCATCAAGTTATAGTACAGATTTAAAACTAGAGTTAATGGTCACTGGTGAAAAAGCTGGTCTTTGGGGTGACATTACAAATACAAACTTAAACATTGTTCAACAAGCAATTGCTGGAAGAGAAGCTATTTCTGTTGCATCTACAAACGCTATTACTTTAGCGTTTACAAATGGTGCATTATCAAATGGTAAAAATGCTGTAATTGATATTACAGGTACACCTTCAGGTGATTGTACAGTTAATATTCCTGACGGAATTGAAAAAACTTATATAGTAAAAAACTCAACTGGTGGAACATTATCTTTAACAGTTAAAACAGCATCAGGATCTGGAGTAACTTTTGGTGACAATGAAAAAACAACTAAGATTCTTTACTCAGATGGAACAAATATTGTAGACACTGGTTTAACTGATCTTTCTTCAGACTACTCACCACAATTATCTGCAGACTTAGATACTAATTCACAAAATATTCAATTTGATGATGCTCATGGTATTAATGATGATTCTGGTAATGAACAAATTGTATTTCAAAAAACAGCATCTGCTGTAAATCAATTTGATGTTACAAATGCTGCAACAGGAAATGCTCCTAATTTATCAGCAACAGGTGGTGACACAAACATTGATCTTAATATAACTCCAAAAGGAACAGGAAGAGTTACATTAAATGGTAGTGGTAAGATTCAAGGTCTTGCTGAAAAAGTAACCGTTGATGGTACATTTTCTACAAACGTTGTAATTGATACACAAACACAAGCAGTTATTTTAAGTACAGCTGCAGCATCTGGTAATTTTAAAATTAATTTAAGAGGAGACGGATCTAATTCATTAGACGCTGTAATGGATATAGGTGAGTCGATTACTGTTGCATATATTAATAAAAACAATAACAACACGTGGGCTGCTACTTCTTTTGTAGTAGACAATAAAACAACAAACGTAACTATTGTTTATCAAGGTGGATCTTCATTCACTGCAGGAAACGCAACATCAAACGATACATATACTATGACGGCAATAAAAACTGCAGCTTCTACGTTTACAGTTTTAGCTTCTCAAACACAGTTTGCATAATAGGAGGACATAGAAAGATGCCAATTTTAACAACAATAGGTTCAGCATCAGTAAAAGGTTTCGGTTTCGGAGCTGGTGGTGGACTTACAGCTACAGGTGGAACTATCACAGAGTATGGTGGATTTAGAGTACACACCTTTACTTCAAACGGAACTTTTGAAATTGAAGCAGGCGACACAAGCGAATTAGATGTAATGGTACTCGGCGGCGGTGGAGGCGGAGGTCAAAATCACGGCGGAGGTGGCGGTGCATCAGGAGCAATCGTATTAACACAAAACGCAAGCGGACCCGCTTCTTATTCAATCTCAATTGGCGGCGGAGCAGGTTCTTTTGGAACTGGAGGAAACACAACTGGATTTGGTCAAACAGGCCAAGGTGGTGGCCGAGGTGGCGGATTTCGTCAGGGCGGCGGCTCTAGCGGCGGCTGCGGCGGCGGAGGGGGTGGCGAACCTACCTCAGGAGGATCTTCTAACCAACCAGGAGTTCAATCTCCGTGGACAGGATCTAGTTTTGGTACTTCAGGCGGAAGCGGCGGAGCAGGATCTCCACAACACGGCGCTGGTGGCGGCGGTGGCGCGGGCCAAGCAGGAACTGGAGGATCGGGTAGTACCGGAGGACCGGGTGGCGCAGGAATTCAAAATGCTTTTCAAACTGGTTCAGATCAATAT